ATATTGGGAATACCAAGAGAAGAAAGTTTCATCCGATGAACCAGTTCTTGATACTAATGGTGAACCCATATTAAATGAGGACGGAACACCAGCATCTAACAGAAGAGAGGAAGTAGAAATCATTAAGGATCATCCTGTTATCAGGTTGATCGCGTCAGAGAATCTGAGAATAGATTCCGCTTCCGATTGGTGGAACCCTGTTGATTCATCCCCTTATGTAATTGAAGTAATACCTATGTATCTTCAAGATGCTATGGAAAGGATGAAAGAAATTGATCCTAAGACTGGTGACCCTAAATGGAAGACCCTTTCCAAGGAACAGTTAGTAGAAACAACTTCTAAAACAGAATTTGATTCCACAAGGCAAACCCGGTCAGGGAATAGGATGGACCCCAGAGCGAATAAGAAATCAATATCAGAATTCACTACTGTGTTCATTCATAAGAACATAATTAGGAAGAACGGTAAGGACTGGCTTTTTTACACTGCAGGTACGCAGTATATGCTTACCGAACCAAAACTTCTTACAGATATTTACCCGCATCTTAGGAACGGTGAGCGTCCCTACACGATGGGGTGCGCAATTTTGGAAGCGCACAAGACATTCCCGACATCGCTCGTAGAATTGTCACAGGATCTGCAAACTGCTGTTAATGATTTAGCAAACCAGAGATCAGATAATGTGTCACTCGTTTTAAACAAACGGTATCACATTAGAAGAAGCGCGAATATTGATATACACGCATTAAAGCGCAGCGTACCCGGCGGTTCTGTAATGATGGACGACCCAACTAGGGATGTTCAAGTTGTCAACACCCCGGATGTAACGCAATCAAGTTATCAGGAACAAGATAGATTGAACGTAGACTTCGATGAGATTTCTGGAAACTTTTCACAGTCCACAGTCCAAACGAATAGGAGCCTTAATGAAACCGTAGGCGGAATGGAAATGCTATCTGCTGGCGCAAACCAACAGATGGAATACATGCTTAGAACCTTCTCAGAAACGTGGGTAGAGCCAGTGCTTCGTCAACTAGTTAGATTGGAGCAGTATTACGAAACCGATACAGTGGTTATGAACGTGGCTGTTAATGCTGCCGCACAAGAGCAGGAAGAAACAGAAGGTGAATCTGCCATATATACCCGATTTGGGGAGGATGCAGACACAGATGATCTTCTTAGGAATGAAATGACTGTGAGCGTGAACGTAGGCATAGGCGCGACAGATCCAGTTAAGAAGATTGATAGATTACTTCTAGGTATAAGGACTATGGCAGAAATAGATCCTAATATCATAGGGATCATAGATCAGAAGGAAGTATCCAAGGAAGTATTCGGAGCATTGGGATATAAGGATTCCCAGAGATTCTTCTCTGAGGAACAGAAACCCATGCTTGAAGACTTGGCTGCTCGACTTGAGGAGATGGAAAAGGTGTTGCAGCAACTCACTGACCAAGGTCAGGCCAAGCAGATGGATGCACAGGCTAAGATTGCTGTTGCCCAGATCAAGGCTGCTGCCGATCTGAAGAGTTCTGAAACCAGAGCAATGACTGATGCAGTAATAGCCAAGCAGAAGATAGATTCTGCAGAACAACTAGCCACACTCCGCCAGCAAATAGAAGTAATTAATTCCAGAATAAAGGCGGAGAAGAACGATATTGCCAGAGGAGAACTATTGTTACAGAAGGAAGCCCTAGTCCATCAGATGATCATGGCTGAACCAAAGATCGGTATTGACGAAGAGGGAAAAATGATGAGCGAAGTTCTTATGAATGATGAATACGGAATGGTTCCGGGGGCGGAACACTGATGAGGACATATGAACCTCCGGCGGTACACTCCGTACATGCTAAGAGCATATGTAGCATGGTCTGTATGTGTAGACATAACAGCACTAACATTACTCATCTGGTATTTATTTAGATAATGGCAGAAGAAAGAGATTTACTGTTTGCAGAGATTAATCTTGGCAAGCAGATAAAAGAGTTTTGGAGTAGTCCAGTTGGTCGATATCTGAAAGGACGGGCAATTAAATCACGAGAAGAGGCTTTTGAGTCATGGATGTCCGTTAATCCTGAAGATAAAGAAACTATCATGGAACTCCAATTCCGCGCTAGGTTGCCAGATCTATTCATGCAATGGATAGAACAGGCATTAAACCAAGCAAAACATGCAGAGGACACACTTGAAGAAATAGATTAGGAGTTAATCATGCCAAGCCCAAACGAAGCCATCCAACAGGACGTTTCCGAGGCTCCAGAAGATTCTGAAGAAATCTCTGAGCAGGAAACAAAAGAGATTACTGAGGAAAAAGAACTTTACCGAGATACCGAGTCAGAGCGTATAGCTCTAGAACGTGAGAGATTAATTCTTGAAGAGGAAGGTGCAATTGATGAACCCGAAGAAGTTGTCGAGCTTGTTAATAGCCCTTTGTCAGAACGTGACGGACAGTGGTACGCAATTGCCAAAGTAAACGGTATCGAGCAAGAGATTCCTTACGAGGAAATTATTGCCAAGTACCAAAAGAATTCCTCTGCTGACCAGAGGTTGCAGGAAGCCGCTACCAAAGCAAATCAACTTGCTGATTGGGAGCGGAGGCTTCACGACTATAAGTCGAGACTTGAAGCACAATCGAGGCCATCGCAAGACGCCTCACCAGTATCGCCACCCATTACGGACGCGAATGAGGATCTATACGGTCAATATCACGATGCTCTTTTTCAAGGTGATGAAAAGCAAGCCACTCAATTGCTAAAACAGATCCGTGCCGCAGAACGATCTAGTACACCTAATGTTAATGTCGATGACATTATCGCTAGAACTAAATCTGAAATGCGGGAAGAGGAACGTCAGGCACATATACGGGACTATGAAGATCTACGTAAAGAAGCTGTTGGAAAATTCCATGAGGAATATCCTGATATCGTAGCTGATGAATCATTGTTAGCCGTTGCTGATGCCAAGTCTGCAGAGTTGTATAACGCTGACCCTACCAGAGATCCGTGGGAAATAATGCAAGAATGTGCTGAATATGCACGTGCTTGGTTATTTCAATACGTGGATAACTTAGGCGGGAAGAAACAGAATGTGCGTGAAGAACGTAAGCAGGCGATGGATGAGGTTACGCCAAGGAACATTAAATCCTCTATTGGAGAAGATGAACCAGAGCATGACTCTTATTCAGATATCATAGCCGAAATGAAACAAGCACGGCATCAACCTGCTTGATCATTTCATAACTACACAAAGTCTTAGGAGAATAAGATGGCTGGACAAGTATGGGGAACAAGTAACCTTGGTGGTTACATGTACTCCCTCAATCTGTCTAAGGAACTCCGTCTTGCCCTGCGACCAATTGTGAAGTTTCGTCAATTCGCAGACGTAAAGGATGCGGCTCATCAAGGTTTGCATGAAGGTGATACCTTCCATTGGCATGTATATTCAACCATTGCAACCGCAGGTGCGGCGTTGACTGAAAACACTGCAATTCCCGAAACCAACTTCACGATTACGCAAGGTACGATGACAATTACCGAACGTGGTAATTCGATTCCTTACACAAATAAGTTGGACGACCTTTCCGAACATCCGGTAAAGGAAATTATCCACAAGGTCTTGAAGATCGACGCTGCTTCAGTGTTGGATACCATGATCGCTGACCAATTCGATACGTGTAAGTTACGTGTTGCTTCAGCAACGGCAACTGATGCTGTTGTATTAACAACTAACGGAGCAACCACCACGACTAATAACGTCGCGTTGGGCAAAGATCACATCAAAGCTATTGTTGATGTAATGAAAGAGCGCAATATCCCAGCCTATGAAGGTGACGATTATTTCGCTATTGCGTGGCCCACCACGTACCGTACCCTGAAGAACAATCTGGAAACGATCCATCAGTATGTCGAATCCGGGTTCCAGATGATCCGTAATGGTGAAACTGGTCGTTTCGAAGGTGTCCGTTTCATCGAGCAGACGTATCGAGCCAAGGGAGGTTCCTCCACTGGTATGGGTACTCCCGCTGGTGCATGGACAAACGGCAAGTCGGATTGGGTGATGTTTCTTGGTGCAGACACCGTAGCAGAAGCAGTTGCTATTCCAGAAGAAGTTCGGGGTAAAATCCCGACTGACTTTGGTCGTGCCAGAGGTATCGCTTGGTACTACTTAGGTGGTGCAGGTCTTGTTCACACAACCGCAGCAGAGTCCCGCGTAGTAATGTGGGATTCGGCAGCATAGGGGGTGATATATGCATGACCCAAAACCAAGTGTTGGTCTTCAGAGCGGTCTTACTGCTCATCAGAAGATTACCGACTCTAAAGAGTCTCTTGGGCTATCCAGCAAAGGTAAAGATCAGAAGCCGCAAGGTGTTGGTCCGAGCCAGAGCATTGGTGGTGGAATGAAAGTAGACGGTAAAGCTTGATTCCATAGCCCACAACATTGATAGGGGGGCTTTTGCCCCCCTTTCTTTTTGGAGGTTTCATGGCAGTAAAAGAAAATAAGTCAGCTAATAAAGAGCGGGATATGGATAAATCCTCTACCGTATGCTCATCTGCTGCATATGGCGAGATCGTTGCTTCCCAAGAGCAGATCGAAGCAGGATATGTTGATATGGGTGAGATGAACCCTTCCCCTTGGGGCTTTAAGATGGTTCATTTAACTGGTTCGATTAGGTAATAATGTCCTTATTTAAACCACCACCCCAGCATCAGAAACCTATAAATGTTTCTGACGAACTATTCGAGTATGATCTTAGAAATAAGCCTTGGGGCAGGAGTGGAGATTTAACAGGCAGTCGTTTTGATCCATCAGATCACAGATGGTGGGCTGAGTTAAATGAGGAAACCGTTAATAAGCATGGTGATATAGAAAGCTTAAAAACCTGGCTAGATGACAAGCCTAAATTCCAGGATCAGATACGCGATGCCAGAACAAAACCTAAAAAGGTTGCTGAATCATTTAGTGAAAAGCAGTTTGATGTAGATTTTAATCGCGATAGAATCACTAAGATGAGCAAAGCCGGATTTCCTGAAGAATGGATTAATGATGAAGTTATGAGACTTAATATGTCGGATGCTTCAGCCCCTGGTGAATATCAGGAAGAGGATCTTGTTGATGTGGGTACCTATAACTTATCCGATTCAACAGTAAAGAATTTAAATGATGCACCGCCCTGGTATCAGAACAGGGCTTTATTGGAACCTGATGCTGCTAATGATTTCTTATCATTTAATGGTGGATTTAGAAGCAAGTTTGGAAAGGATATCCCATTAG